AATTCGGTCTGTTCTTCTGCGTCCTTCGTTCGGCCTTCGTCGGCGACTTTCTGGTTGATTGTTTCCAGCGCGGCGACATTCGCGGCGCGCGTGGCTTCGAGATTGGCGATGCGTTCGCCAATGGTGAGTTTGGCCATAGCCTTTTCCTTCGGTTTATCGAGCTTGATGGATGGTGCCGAGGCGCCGGCCGGTGTGATCGCTTTGCCCGAGTCGCCGGGCGGATTGAGTTTCTTGAAGTAGCCGTCGAGCACGCCACGCGCGTCGGCTTTCACGCTGTCAGGAATGTCGGTTTGCGGCAAGCGAGACGCCGCAGCGCGCAAACCGCTGGCGACGGCGGTAAGGTTCCCGCCGGACATTTTTGCAAACGGCAATTTGTACGAGCCTTTGAGATCGGGCGCGTTGCTGTCGTAAGCGAGATGGCCGCGCCGTGCGGTCGCCATGCCGGCATCGAACATCGATGCTTGCGCCGCGGGGCCGTCCCAAGCACTGCTTTCGTCGATTGGCAAGCCCGTAGCCGCGCTGCAGGTCCAGCTTTCCGATTGCTTGCGCGTTGCAACGTCGATCTGCTTGATCGTCGTGATCGAGGCCGCCTGGTTGGCGGGGATGGTAACGGCGGACAGCTCCAGCCATGACCATTTCTTGATGTGACGGCCAAACATCGAACCCTTGATCGGATCGCTTTCGAGATCCTTAAAGCCAATCGATAGGCCGCGGACCAAGCCGTGCTTGATCGATTGCCATGCCTCGTCGAGCCGATCTTTCAGTTTTCCGGGCTCATTGACCCTGGCGAGCTGGATGCCGACCTCGATGCCGTCGTCGGTGACGTTGGCGGCCTTGACGTGGCCGATCGGCTGCTTGCTGTCGTGCATATACAGAAAGGGCATCGGCAAACTGAACTGCGCGCCCTTGGGATCGACGATGTCGTCCATCATGTCGGTCGCCGGCGTTGTCGCCATGCCGGCAATGAAGCGTTGATCCTCATTGATGGATTTGATCTGCAGCCGCGAATAGGCATACATCGTGCGCGCCATCGGGCAATCGCCGGATGGGCAATCACCCGGCGTTGGATCTTGGAAATCGGTGCTGCAATCAATTCCGCGCGGGCATTCCACGTCGGTCATCGTCATGGCTTTAGGCTTATTGTCGCGATACTGCCGGAAGCACATCGCCGCGCCTTGGGCGCGACCGTCGGCAGTGTTCTCCACGGTGCCATCATTGACGACGCCAGCGATGCAGCGTGCTACGAAATCCTGCTCGCTCTCGCCTTTGTTCGGATCGGGTAAAGGCATGGCGCTTCCTTTCGCGGATATTTCGGATATCGCGGTATCGATGGTGCTGCCGGGCAATGACAGCTTCATGAGCCATCACGAGCGCGCGGTTCTGGTCGGCTTGCTGCGTTCACTTCGCGCCGATACCGTTGTCGAGATTGGTGTGCAGCGCGGCCTGGGTGCGCGCGAGTTTCTCAATAAATGCTTAGGGATCCGCGCCTATTACGGCATCGATGTCGAAGCCGGATATCGAACCGGCTTGTGGTCACAGCAATCCGAACTGCCGAATGAGCGAGCCGGTGAGCTGGTGCGCGATGATCCGCGATTTCATCTGATCGTGCGGCCGCGCGGTTCGCTCGACCTGGCGCCGGCCGACCTGCCGATCTGCGATGTAGCGATTATCGACGGTGATCATTCTGCCGCCTGCTTGACCCACGACACGCGGCTGGCCAGTGATCGCGTGCGGCCCGGCGGCCTCATCGTCTGGCACGATTACTGGCCGCCATTCGACAATGACGTCGTCAAATTTCTTGACGGCCTGCGCGAAAAAGGGCGGGATATCCGTTGGATAACGAACACTTGGCTTGCATTGGAACTTCGCTGAACTCACATTAGCGGGCACAGCTGACCGGCCAGAAACTGTGCCAAACTTCGGAGGGGCAATGGCGCGCGTTGCCCTTCCGCTTTTCAGCGGCGGTTGCGTAATTGAACGAGGACGAGGCCAATCAGCAACGCAGAAAACGCTGCGATCATCGCAGCGACCACCAGCCACTGCGGAATGTCACTTATCACCGTAGTGAAAGGGCCGGGCCGTGAAATGATCCCGTCGCCAAGATCGATAACGCAGCGATCACTATCAATAGCAGGACAATAAACCAAATGCCGCGCTCGAGCTTGTCAGGGATTGGCGTGATGAACTGTTTGATCCCGTAGAGCACGAGCCACACCGCGCCGGCCAAGAGGATGGCGCCGATCAGCAGCCACAGAATGTTGATTGCCATCCCTATCATGGATTTCCTCCACTGAGATTGCCCTCAATCCGAAGCGGCGCAGCAAAAACTTGAGCGCCCAGCGCAGCGCGCGGATGCCATCGCGGTCGTCAATCGGCTGCAGATGGACGATGAAAATTGGCATTTTGGCAGTGAAGCGCTGCTTTATTTCTGTGAAGCATAGGTTGACTTCCACAAACTGTTGTGCGAACGATTGCACTGCCCGTCAGGCTCCCAGATCAACAATCCGTGCGCACGTTGATAGCGGTCCTGGCCTCTCTGACGGGCGGCCGGGACCGTGCGCGCCGCTTTTGGAGAATTCAAAATGCTGAGGAAAAAAAAGGAAACCATTGAAGTCGTGGAAGTGCAAGAAATTCGCATGAGGCGAGCCGAATTCTATGTGCTCGGCTCATCACCGTTATTAATGGAGCGCTTCGACCGAAAAGCATGGGAGGAATTGTTATTGCCCACAAAAAGAGAAAGTCGAGCGACGCTAGAACAAAAATTGAAGCATGACCCGGTCGCCGAATTTCGCGGCCGCCTTTACCTCAATCGCGACAAAAAACGCCCGACTTTATTTCACCTTCCAAACGGCGCTTTTCATTGCGCGATGTGCAATGCAGCACTTGATATTCCCGGTCCTGCTAAAGCTAAAATGGAACGCAATAGCAGCATCGTCGATATGAATATTGATCTCTATGGTTTGCCATTTCTAAAAATGGACATGGTACGCAACAGCGACATGGCGCGGACTCCCGATGTAAGAACACGCCCGATATTCCCGCGTTGGGCCTGCATGGTTACTGTCGAATATAATGCTTCCATTCTCACCGAACGATCGATTGCCAATCTATTCGGCGGCTCCGGCATCATCGTTGGCATCGGCGGCTGGCGACCTCAAAAGGGCGGCACCTTCGGCAAATTTGAGTTAGTCAATCGCGATGATATGCGATGGCGCGATATTGTTTCGCAGGAAGCGCGTAAAGCTCAACAAGCAGCATTCGATCATGCCGAGCCCTTCGACGAAGACACCCACGAACTTTTAACATGGTTCAATGAAGAGGTCGGCCGCCGCGAAATGACCAGCAAGCTCACAAAGGTGCAGAATGAAAAGACAGGCAACGGCTCACCAGAAAGCTCTCGTATCAGCGCTCGCCGCAGTCGAAAACAAACATCGGGGGATATTGCGCAAGCGTGATGTCGTTGCCGAGGCGCGCGCAAACAAAAGCGTTTCCGGTAAATTTCTTTGGCTCGAATTCAATCGGCAGAAATTGTGGAATAATACAATAGCTGCCGATCGCGCCCGCGAGGATTTTGCTGGTGATCTAATCGTTCGATACGTAACGATGCGGATTGTGGACAATACAATAACCATATCAGCGCCGCTTTATGTCCGCGATCCGAATGCCAAGCCCAACGCGCAAGGCTACCGGGCGATGACCAGTATCCAACGCTCGCAACAAGATGCGCTTGCCGTTGTATTGGCCGAAATCGATCGATGCCGCTGGGCAATCGAGCGTGGCCGCAACATCGCTTCGGTGCTCGATCAAAAATTCCCCGGTTTGGTCGAGCGGTTCGAAACCCTGTTGCGTGAAATCGTCGAGACCAGGCACCTTCTCGAAAAAGCAGCTTAGGCGAGGCACATCCAGGTGCATTAAGTTGCGACGGCGCGAGAACTGGCATGGCATGGCGATGCAGGCGTGGCACGCGCTATTCGGTAAGCAATGGCGCGCAATGGCGCTTAAGGCTCGGTTATGGTTTGGCAGGCGCGGCCCGGTTAGCGTGGCCAGAACGGTCGGGCGTTCCGGGGTGAGTTCAAGATAGGCATGGAGGCGTAAGTCAAGCAGAGGCCTCGCAGGCTGCGGCGAGGCAGGCGGGGTTTGGCCTGGCATCGCGAGCGCCGTTCGGCCAGCAGTACTGCGACGCGGCGCAGCATTGCGGGGCAGGCACGGCATCGAGAGGTATGATCGGATACGGTTGGCGCGTTTAGGGCTGCGGGGCGTACCTGGGCAAGGCGACGCAGGCAAGATCGGGCGAGGAGCGGTCGAGGGCGCTAAGTCCTGAAGCGCGAGGCCTGGCGTGAAGCGTGAGTCAAGAAGCGGCAGGCGTGATGCGGCCCGAAGCGCGAGGCGCGGTGCAGCACCTTACAATGTGGCGCGATCACATACTGCCGTGGCGAGGCAGGCGAGCTGGCCCAGCGATTGGCGTGACACAAAGCAAGAGGCGAGGCGACGCAGGCGCGGGTGATCGCGCCATCATGAGGCACGGATTGGCAGGCAAGGCTATGCAAATATAAGTTGATATTCAGGTGCTCGGCTCGGATTTTGCGACATCAAACAAACGCTGTTGAATAAACTCATCGCGAGATCGATTTTGGCGTCGCCAGCATTCATTTTTGTCGCCCTAATCGCTGTCGCGGTCGGCTCGATCTTGACGTTGCCGACGCACCACGCCAGTAGCGCATTGTCGTGATGCCATAGCGTGCCGTTGGCAAGCTTGCGCTCCGCGGTCTTCAACGCATTCATCATCCCATATCCCTGCGGCGCGCCAACCACGAGCTTGTTCTCAGGAGTAATCCGTATATCCGCGAGCGCATCGATAAATTCGCCCAGACCAGCCGGATCAACGGCCACGCCGCGGAGCTTGTCGCTTTCTTTGATTGTGCTGATGATCTCGATAATCTGCGATATATCGGAGAGTTCGTCGTTAACAATGGTCAATTCTCCCGCAGCCTGCGCATCCCGCAGCACGCCGGCAATGGTCTGCCGCCGCTCCAGCACGCCGGAATGACACCAGCCGTGCGACCAGCAAAGCCAATCCTTGCTCGCCTTGTCGCGGCCCAGCACGCACAGGCCGAATAGATCATCCAATCCGCCGCCATCGATGCCGACGACAATGGCCTCTGACCTTTCGACCAGCTTCGGCAACGTCAGTTCAACGTCGACCTGTTTTGCCCAGAACTCCGATCCGGGCCAGCGGTCAGACCGCAAGCTCAATCCAATCTCGACATTGAAATGCTGACTAGCGAATAACGCTAACTCGCCCGGTCCCTTGCGCTCGGCATCGATCAGCGACGAGTGCAGGAAATCAATATCAACCGAGCGGCCAAGATTCGGATTGACCAGCGGCCAGGATTCCGGGTCTTTCCAGCCGCCGTCACAAACCAATTCCTGCGGCAGCTCGTAAAGCACCGGCAGCAGCGGCTTCGGCAGCTTCAGCTTACCGTCCCGCACGTCGCGCGCTCGCGCGAGCTCGGATTTGAATATGCCGGCCGGCGGCGCCTTCGACTGCGTCGTGATCTGGATCAGAAACCCATCCGGCCGCGCCGCCAACGCGCCGCGGATCTCGACCAAAATATCCGGGGCATGCGACTTGGTCGCAAACACATGCGTCTCGTCGATCAGCGTGCCGAGCGGCTTCATGCCCGTCACCACATCGACGTCGGCCGCCTTGATCTGCAAAAACGCGCCGGAATCGTAATGCGTGATGCGCCGGATATTGTCCTGAATATGAAACTTCTTTTGCAGCTCGTCATCGGCCTTGATGATGCCACGCGCCTGGCGGAACGAAATGCCGGCGACCTCGATCGTCGGTGCCAGGAATGTGAACTCGGCATCCGGCCGCCGATTGACGATGATGGCCGTCACCATCAACGCCGCGGCATGCGTTGACTTGCCGTTCTTCTTCGGCACCAGCAGGAATAATTCTTGGATCAGCCGGCGCTCAATGCTGATGTCATAGGAACCGAACAGCGCCTCGACAATCTCAAAGAACCACGGGCCGCCAATATCGCCCAGCCGCGGCGTGCCAATCACATCGGGCAACCGCAACATTTTGAAAATATCGAGCGCGTCTTTGGCTTGATCAGTGAATAACGGAAGCCTCGGAACTAACGATTGCCCCGTTAGGATGCGCTGCTGCCAGTCAAGGCAGGCTGTGTTCCAGACCATTTAGCCGAGATCGTTTCAGGTGGCCGGAGCAGCTTACCCCAGGCCGTGCCGTCGCCTGCGGTTTTAGAGTCCGCGGCCCGAGTCTCCTTCTTGCCCACATACTCGATGGTGTAGCGGCTGTGGCAGAACGCGGCCGCGGCCATGGCCATGCGGTCCCGCCGAATTGGATCGGCTTTTTTGTTCTGCATCACGCTCAGCATGTACTGAAGCGGCGACTGCTTGGCCAAAAGCTTGGCGATGGCTTCCTTATCCACGCCCGGCCTGGCATTTTTCACGCTGGCTTTTGCTTGCATCTATTGCTCACGCCGTTAAAAAACCTCCGAATTTG